AAAAAGCAAATTGCAGGGGCAAAAACATTGTCATGTTTTATCCCAATCATTCACCAACCGATCGTCTTGGTAGAGAAAACGCTAGCAATGCTATACAGATTTGTTCGGAGTGTGAAGTTGTAGAAGGATGCTTGGATTATGCTTTGCATTATGAACCGCTTGGTTTTTGGGGCGGTAAGACAGAAGTTGAAAGAGAAGTTTTGAGAAGAGTTAGAGGTATCCATTTACCACCAGAGCGACAACCGTCTGACTCTATTCGTCGTTCCTCTAGGCGTGGTTTTATTAACAGTCAGGTACGAAAGAGTTTGAGTTCAATAAAAAATGAGCAGTAGTCACCTTCCGCATGTAGATAATTTTTTGTCTCGCTTGAAAGGTGTTCGCCCAACAAACAATGGTTGGGATGCACGATGCCCATGTCGGAATGATGACGAAAACCCTTCTCTTTCTGTGGGTATTGGTGCGGAGGACAAAGTATTAGTTGCGTGTCATCGTGGTCAAGGTTGCTCCGTGGTGGAGATCTGTCAGTCTGTTGGTTTGAAAGTTGTGGACTTGTATCCTCCGCAAAAAGAGGAACGAAAACTAACTCTGATTGCAACATACGATTACCGTGATGAGAACGGGATTCTATTGTTTCAGAAACAGCGTTTCGTTGACCAAAATGGCAAGAAAACTTTTAGACAGAGACGACCTGATCCAAGCGGTAATGGCAAATGGATTTTTTCTTTAGATAACACACCAAAAATTCTTTATCGTCTTCCGCAGGTTCTTGAAGCGAAGCGCAATGGTGAAGTGATTTGGCTGGTTGAGGGCGAGAAAGACGCTGACGCAGTTTTCGCTCAAGGCATGGTTGCTACAACCCCACCGAACGGCGCTGGGAAATGGCTTGACATTCATTCTCGCGCACTTGAGGGTGCAACAGTTTTCATTGTTGCAGATAATGACGAAGTTGGCAGAGAACACGCGATAAGCGTTGGCGATGTTCTTTCTAGGCATGGTTGTGTTATCAACACATTCGTTCCACCTACGGGCTTTAAAGATGTCTCAGACATGATCAATGCTGGTAGGTCGCTTGATGATTTGCTTGAACTAGACAGAACGCAACCATCGGCACAAGCAACGGTACATGAAGATGAAGAAGAAGAAATTGAAGCAGTTGTGCAGGCAACTTCACCTATTGAATCTTTGACTGAGCAACTTGTAAAAGTTTTATCAAATGAAGATTTGAGTGAGTCAACAAGAATCAACAGGGCATCCATGCTCGTAAATTCTTTCGGCGTGGAAGATAGAACCGACAAGGGAAGGCTTGTTAATTGGGCTCAACTTGTTTTAGAAGAAGTAGATGATTCGTATGATTGGGTTATTCCGAATGTTTTAGAACGTGGAGAGCGCGTAATCGTTGTCGCTGCCGAAGGTGTTGGTAAGACAATGCTTGCGAGACAGATCGCTATTTGTAGCGCCTATGGGATACATCCTTTTACTATGTCTCGGATGAAGCCAATCAGAACTTTAACGATTGACTTGGAAAACCCTGAAAAGATTATTAAGCGAACATCAGCCAGCATCCATGGAGCGGCAAGGCATCTCGGGTATTTGGATGGTGAGCCTGATTGCCATATCTTGATGAAACCATCGGGTGTTGACCTTATGCGACCAGCCGATAAAGCGTTTATTGAGCAAACCGTTGAAAGAATACGACCCGATTTGCTTTTGCTGGGTCCGATCTACAAGTCATTTGTTGATCCCGGTGGCAGGACATCAGAGGCGATTACGGTTGAGATTGCTAAATACTTTGATATGTTGCGCGATTATTACAATTGTGCTCTTTGGTTGGAACATCACGCACCGTTGGGGACATCTTCAACTAGCCGTGATCTACGCCCATTTGGTTCTGCTGTGTGGTCACGCTGGCCGGAGTTCGGCTTGTCTTTGACACCAGACCCTACTGCTGTTGGTGACTATGTTTATGATGTCCGCCATTTCCGTGGTGCGCGAGATCTGAGAGAGTTTCCAACTAAGATGAGAAGAGGGAAAATCTTCCCGTTTGAAGTTATGGAATTCATGAAGGTTTGAAATGGCTGAAAAGGGTTTAACTAGAGAGTTTCTTGCTGAACGCGATTTGCGTATTTTCAAGATGAGGCAGGCTGGTATCCCTATAGCCGAAATTGCTAGACGGTTTGGGATTGGTTCTACGAATGTCTCTCATTCAATCCGTAGGCAGTTGGGTAAGTTGAATCAAGAGGCGTTACTTGCGTACCCTGAAGTTTTACAAATGGAACTTGAGCGTTTGGACGCTTTGCAGTCCGCAATCTGGCCGATGACACAACACAGAAAACAAAAAATGGATGACGGCACAGAGGTTGCGATTGAGCCCGATATTAAGGCGGTTTCAACGGTTCTTTCCATTATTGATAGGCGTGCGAAGTTGCTTGGTATGGAGCAGACGAACGTGAATGTGCAGATGGATTTGAGGGATGCTTCGCCTTTGCGTGCGGTTCTTGCTGGCGCTCCCGGTGTTCTTGGCGCAGAGAAATTTGATTCCGAGGCAGAGGGTAAGAAACTTCTTGCACTTATGGCTGATGCTGGTATTCTTCCGAAGGAGCAGATCAGGGAACTGTTGAATGACTTCCCCGCCCTTGAAGATGGAGACGATATTCAGGATGCAGAAGTTATTGAAGAGGATCTAAAAGAAGAATAGTTTCTTTTATTCGTACATCTCTCGTTGTGGCAAACGCAGTTCGTTCTTCATTTTCATGAATTTTAGTGCCCAAATTACTGTTATTGCTGGTGCAAGAAGCAAGCAAGCGACTATGGTGGCGAGGTCTTTTTTGTGGTTTTTCATAGGCAATATTGTATATCTCCTAAAGAGATGAGTCTTATCTAATCTAACAATGTGATGAAAACTTGCAGTTGATCTCTTTTAGAGATGGCATAATATCTGCCATGATAATCTTTCTTTCAATTTCAGTGGCAGTAATTGCTTCCCTGCATACATACCTTATGCGTTCCATTGACTCCTATGACAGGTATGGCGCTCAGCACACACTTCAGGAATGGCGCGACTTTGAGAGGTCGCATTCAGTATTCCAATAGTCAGTTTTCGTTTTTATTTACCTTGGTGAGACATCACATGTCATCCCTGTAGAAAATTTCAAAACCGCAATGCATTATCGCAGATGCAAGAGTCCCAAAATAAACATCTCGTTCAATACTGTTATCTATTGGCTGTGAGTCAATTTTGAGTGATGCCTTAAGTGCGGCAGGGAACTGAATATCACGCATTACTCTTCCACCGTTGTACCAAAGCGTTTGCCCAAATTCAACTTTTCTGCCTAGTTTTACCTTGTATGGGAGTGTCACGAAAATATGGTCGTCTGCTTTTAGGTGGGTGAAAGAGATGCATTCTTCAACGGATGACTCGTTGTCTGCATATAGCGTCGCTAAGTCTTTTCCTTCAGTATCCGATGGGGACATTGAGCAGTAGCCCTCGGCTGCGAGCGTGTATTCGTCAATACCCCATCCCTGCCTCATGATGACCGATGCTTCTATGATTTGTTGAAGGCGTTCGTCTTTAGGTATGCCAAATGTGTTTTTGAGTTGGACTATTGTGACTAATTCATTATTCTTCCAACCAAAAATATTAATATTTAAATCGGAGCCTATTCCGTCTTCGTCTATCAAAGCCAATTTTGCGGTTTTAACTGACTCAGCGCAGAGCGCTATTTTGTCCAAATCGGTTTCGTAAAATCCTGTGTACATGTTGACCCAACCCTAGTGCATGGCTCACCCCCACAGAATGAAGGTTGCATTTTAGGGATTTTCTTTGTACTAAGGTTTTCTGTATGGCACAAAAATCAAACAAAAAAGCACCAGTTAAAAAAACAGCATCAAAGAAGTCCCCTGCAAAAAAGAAGGCTCCTGCAAAGAAGCCTGTCTCCAAGAAGGTTTCTGCCACTGCTGAAAAAAGCAACAAAAATGCTTTGGCTGAAATTAAAATTGACACCGCAAAACCACAGTTCGTAAACGCTGAAAAATTTATGAAGTCATTCGTGGATGAATCTGCTGTTTTGATTAAGGCAAATAACGTAAAATCTTTGCCTCTTCGCAAGAAAATGCTTGCGTGGTTCAAGATTAGCAAGTAGTCTGAACCCCATGAGGGGTTTACGAGGGGAAAAATGACAACCGAAGATACGGTGCTGCCGTTTATTATTGATTCAAATATTCTGCTTGGCGATGTTCGTGAGACACTTGCATCTTTGTCGGATAACAGTATTCACTGTGTTGTTACATCACCTCCGTATTGGGGTCTTCGTGACTATGGAACCGCCACTTGGATTGGTGGTGACCCTGAGTGCTCACATAAACGAGATAGCAAGTTCAGTGAGAGTTGTTCAACTGGACAAAAACTTCTTGAAGGTGCAATAGGTGACGGCATCTATAAAGTCCAATGCCCTCGTTGTGGCGCGATGCGTAAAGATAGTCAACTTGGTTTAGAGCCAACCGTTGATGAATATGTTGAACATATGGTTGAGGTTTTTCGTGAAGTTCGCAGAGTTTTGCGGGAAGATGGAACTCTTTGGTTGAACCTTGGCGACTCGTATGCGGGCAGTAATGGAAACGGGTGGAAGCAGTCAATCGCTTCCACTAACGCTTCAAACGCTGGCGGGGAGAATGAAGATTTCAGGGCGAAGATTGGTCGTGACGATGGCGATCTGAAACCTAAAGATTTAGTCGGTATTCCTTGGCGTGTCGCCTTTGCTTTGCAGGCAGATGGTTGGTATTTGCGTCAAGACATCATTTGGGCTAAACCTAACCCTATGCCTGAATCTGTTCGTGACAGGTGTACCAAAGCACACGAATACATGTTTTTGCTAACCAAAAAGTCACATTATTTTTTTGATAGTGAAGCGATAAAAGAACCAGCAAAATATGCTTACGATGATAGGGGATCTCGTGCAGACAGCCGTAAAGACGCAGGTATTTCTAACGCTATGCACGGTTCAACAGGAGCCTTTAGAAACAAGAGGTCGGTATGGACGGTAACAACGAAACCATTCAAGGGAGCGCACTTCGCAACCTTTCCACAGGATCTGATAGAGCCTTGTATCTCCGCTGGTACGAGCGAAATGGGATGTTGTGCTCAATGTGGGTCTCCTCTGGTGCGTCAAGTGAACCGCAAGAGGATTGCTCGGAACGAGTTGCCAGTGGACGATCCTCGTTACCGACCAAACACCTACGAAGGCGCATATGGGGAAATAAACGGCAAGGGCGACGCAGGTTATTCTCAAACCGACACGATCGGGTGGGAAAAGGGCTGTAAGTGTGAAACTGTTGAGACGGTTCCGTGCACGGTGCTGGATGTGTTCTTTGGTGCTGGTACTACAGGTGTGGTCGCACAGAAGTTGGGTAGATCATATTTGGGGTGTGAATTGAACCCTGAGTATGCACAAATAGCGACATTGCGTCTTTCGGATGAAAAGGAAAAATTGAGGGTCGCTGAGGAGATTAATGCAAGCCAGCCTTCACTTTTTGAGGTTACTTCTGAGGCGTAATAAATGTTGTATTATTTACCTACATAGGTATTCCAGTATTTCTCTTTGACTTGGAGGTCAAAAATGTCAGCATCAGCACCACTTCTTCTCCCAATGACGGTTACAGGCGCATGCGCAACAACTTCAACTGTTGTTGTTCGCACTCCTGTCGCAGGTCGTGTCCGTGCAATCACAGTTGCAGTTGGTACTGCTCCTGCTGGTTCAGCACTTAGCGGAACTGTTCGCAAGGCAACATCCTCGGGAACGGTTGTCGGAACTTGGTCACTTGCAGCCGCCGCCACTTCGGCAGAAGCAACAATGTCAACAGTTGATGGTGCGAACGAAATCGCAGAAGATGACTTGTTGCACCTCGTAGTCGCTGCTGTAGGTTCAGGAACTGCTGGTTCAAACTTGACCGCTCTTCTTCACATTGATCAGTCGGCAGACCAAGATGGTGTGAACGCCCTCTACCCTTATTCCTGATCTAAAAATTTAAACCCGACAAAATATTTAATCCCCCCACATCCGTGCAGGTCTGTGGGGGGATTAATTATTTATAGACATAAATTATTTACTAAAAGTTATTGCCACCCTGTCGCCAGCAAGGCGCAGAAGATTGATCGCTTCTTTTTGGCTGTGTGACGAGCACCAGTCCGATATTTCTTTATTCACTATCAGTTCTAGGTATTCGCAGAAGAATCGCGCCCTACCAGTCATGAATGGCGCAACTCCACACTCCTCTGCTCCTGTTTCTCCTTGTGCAAGGAGTTTTTCTTTACCCCCACAGGCAAGAAGTATTGATCCCCAAATATCTACTTCTTTTGTATATGGGTCATATGTCGTGTAGTTGGAGAATCCTTGTTCCTCTATTATTTGCGCAGCCTTGTCGTAGACATCGTGAGCGCCAAGTTCTTTTAATGTTGGGAACATTATTCTGTTTCAATTCCGTTCTTATTGCAAAGATCGGCGTATGCGTGGTTTGGGCTTTCCCCTATGCCCACTGTCTGCTTGTACTCGTCGGTGAATAGATCAACGGCATCGCAGTCATCACCTTGAAAATAGTTGAGCATCGCTTCCGTGAACTCATCGCACTCTGGAAAAGCAATCCACTTTCCGCCCTCATATATCCCGCCGTATCTTGCTTCTCTTATGACGACGGGGTATATGCGAATCGGCTTTTGAGTCATGTCATTTGATTGGGCAAGCCCCTGTTGCGCAGTCATCAAGCGTTAGATCTAGACCTGTTGCCTGACTGAGAGGGATGCTTGTATCAATTTTCTTTATTAGCGAGCCGTACTGTTCTGATGTGATTTCTTCGTACGGTGGCAGAGGGAAGTTGTGGTCGGCATGCAAAAGGAATGACACAGATTTCACTCCCGTGTCGTAATTCTTGGATAGCCATTCTTTGATGGATTCAAGTTCTTCCTTGCGGTAATACACGGTTACGGAAACGGCATTGTCTGCCCATTCGGTTTGCATTTTGCGCACCCACTCAAGTTGCTCCACTGCTGTCATGTTTTCTGCAAGGATTGCGTTGTCTGGTGATTTGCATGGGAACTCAACTACATAGCGTGTGTGGTCTTCTCTGCCGTCAATACCGATGTCCCAAACAACCTTGTGTCCTCGTTTGCGGAGACCCTCAACAAGGGCGTCAGACGCTCCAAAACGCACCCTACGGATGTAGAACGGTGCGAATGCTGGAT